GGTCGGTTCCTTGGAAGACTGAGGGACAACCTAGCATGTCGAGCGGGTGAGCGGGACAGGCACAAGCCAGACGTGGCCATACCTTAGCGCTGCAACGCCTGTACATAATCCTGACACGCCCGCAACGCAATCAATCCCCGGTCCCCGTCATCGGTGATGGCGATAATTCGTCCAGCATGCGCTGGCTCAAGTCGGGCGCGTACGGTTGCATGATCCACGCCGCTGGCGCCGGGGGCGGCAGGCATTGCGGGACCGGCGGCGCCGCGCTCGACCAGGACCGACAGGCGCAGATCAGCAGTAGCGAGACGATCACGCAGGCGAGCCTGAGACTTTTGCACATCGGCAAGCTCCTGAAAATGGCGGGTTTCACTTTCCTGGATGCGCTGCTCCAGGCTTTGGCGACGCGCGCGCTCCGTGAGTAACAGGGAAGCCGCCACGTCGGCCTGGGTTTGGGCCTGCAGCGCCAGCTGCTGCCCATAGCGCCAGCCCTGAACCTGCCAGGCCAACGCAGCAGACAGCAGCATCAACACCACCCCCAGGCCAAGCTGAGTACGGCTCAACACAGTACTTCCCGCGCGCGCGCCCAAAGCGTCAGGCGGTCCTCCAACCCATTCAGGCCACCATTGATATGCCGGGTAATACGGTTGAACTCGCCACGATCAGCCAACGCGTTCAAACCACGTGAATGCCAGAACCATGCTGCCGATTCGCAGGCCCAACGAGGCTGCTCGAGCAACTGCGGTTGCGCCAGCAGACGCTCGTCACCGAACAGGGCACGGCTGCAGGCCTGATAGTTGTTGCGCCCGGTGACCTGAATCAGGCCACGGCCGCAATACAACTGGCCGTCACCGTCAGCCTCGGGCGTGTTGCCCAGGCGCTGGGCCAGGCGACCGGTGTCATAACGCGCCAGATAACGATCATTACCCAGCTCCTTCACATAGCGAAACTGGCCGGATTCATGGCCAACCTGGGCAATGAACGCGGCGACACGCCTGGGGTTGTCGATCTCCCAGCGCGGCAGCGTGACGTTCAAGGCCGAAAGAAAAACGCCCGCGACAGGGCGGGCGTTGGGCAGAATCTGTAGCAGTTGCATTTCTGTGAGCATGTCGAGTCTCCTTACTTGCACGGTGTACCGCAGGCCTCAAGCCATCGTCCCGGCCGAGCGCCGTGGCACCTTGCCCTTGGCATTTGCTTTCCCTGCCTTGCCGCCATTGCCCTGCACCGTGGTGCGCCAACCATCGCTGGTGAACACCTGCTCGACCGAATCGAGCTGATACTGGCCATCGAGCCCGTCACCAAAGCCGATCAGGTCGATGCTGCGCTCGGCGAACAGGTCGGTGCGCCCTGGCAGGTCAAGACGCAGCTGGGCGGTATTGCGATTGAAGCTGGCCAGGCGCGCCTTGGCCGCCTGTTCGGCGCAAGTGCGATTGGGATACAGGTGGCGGTCGGTGTGGATTGGACGATGCCCTTGCCTGCCATCGTCGTTGACCAGTTCAACCTCTTTCAGCTCGCCGCTGGCACTGTCCTGGTGGCGGGTGCGCACAGCCTTGCGAGCGGCCTTGTCATCCAATCGGCAGTGCCATTGGCTGACTTCGCTGCGGGCGATGCTGACGATATCCAGGTGTTGGCCACTGGCGCTCTGCCCTGCTTGACGCGGCAGCACCAGCAGTTGGCCGTTGGCAAGCTTTGCGGTGCAGTCGTACTGGCGAGCCAAACGGGTAATGAAGTTGAAATCCGATTCATTGTATTGGTCGGCGCGCGGCACCTGTGTGGCTACCGGGCATACCGTTTGCCAGCCATTGCGCGCACCGATCTGGGCGATGATGCGTTGCAAAGGTGCCGCCTCCCAGCTGTCACTGCGGATGGTTTTTCCGCTGCCACACAGGTCACTGGCCTTGCCGCGTACCACCAGGGTATCGGGTGGGCCGAACACCTCGACTTCGTCCACGGTGTAGCGCCCCAGCCGAGCCAGAGGCTCGCCGGCATAACCCAGATGCACTTCGATCAGCGCGCCACGGGCCGGCAACGCCACGGCACCGTCACGGGCATCTATGCGCAACTCGAAGTCGTCCGAATCCATCCCCGGCTTGTCGGTGGTGCGCAGCAACAACAGGCGGTCGTTGATCAGGGCGGTGATGTCCTTACCATCTGCCTGGATGCGAAATTGCGGTTGCATGGCATTCACTCCCAGAGTTGTATGGAGGTGGCTGCCGCTGCCGACAACGCCGGCAAGCGCACCACCACCCCGCTGCGAAAAGGCTGCACCTCGTCGGCCAACCCCTGATTGGCTTGCAGCACCGCCTCCACAGTGCCGTCCAGGTGCCCGTAATAGTGATGACAGAGGGTATCGAGCACGTCGCCCTCAGACGTTTTGCAAGTCTTGGCCATAGCTGACGAACTCCAATGAGAATCCCTGTTTGCGTGGAATACCGCCGGCCAGCAAAGCCCCCTGCTCCTCCTCGATGCCGATGAGGCACCAGGTGCCCAGCACTTCGCCATAGCCTGTGGTCAGCGACAGGGGCAACAACTGGCGGCCGATGCCACGCAGCGCTTGCAACTGGCCCAGCCCGCCTTTGAATCCGGGGAAGATCGCACCGCGGATGCTGATGGTTTCTTCACCCAGGCTGATTGCCTGCTGTGCGTTGTCACGGCTAAGGCGCTCCTGGCCAGCCCAGCGAAAACGCGTTTGCCGGCGCAGCTGGTCGAAAGCGGCGGTGTCTAGATTGAAGTAATAAGGTGGCGCGTTCGCCTTGAGTGGCTGCAGCACCAGCAGGTGTGGGAAGGGTTTGATCGCCTCGGCCGTCGGCGTCGCCTCAGGCGCAAAGCCCAAGGTCGACAGCACGCCGCTGGCCACTGCGCGTGCATCACCCAGCACACGGCGGATGGCCGCCCCCGCCTTGCCCAGATGTTCAGCGAAAGCATCGACCTGATCACGCACCTTGCGCACCACGTCAAGTGCCTGGTCATACTTGGCTACAACGTTGTCCACGCGCCGCTTGGCCGACTCAATGGCACGCATCGTGCGTTGCAGGCGCTTGCCAATGGCCGGGCCAATCCATGGCAAGGCTTCAAGCTCGGCAGCCGCTTCCTTTGCATGGCCGACTGCCTGGCTCATGGGCTCGAGCATGGCGTCGGCACGCCGACGCCCTTCCTCGCCCGCCCTGACCAGTGCATGCAGCCCACCTTGCAACTGCTCCAGGTAGGTCATGGATCCTCCTTATGGGTGTGGTTGGTCCGCCATCTGCACCGAACGTGCCTGACGCATCAGGTCGTCCAGTACGCGTCGGGCGATGGTTTCCAGTTGTTGCAGGGTGGTCGGGTCGTCGAAGCTGTTGTTGACGGTGACCGGCATGTTGGCGTTGAAGGTGAACTGCTGGTTGATGACCTGTGGCACCGGAGCGCAGGGAAGCTGCGCCGTCGGCGAAGCGACAAGCACCGGGAGGGTTGCACTGTCCAGCGCCGGGGCCGGCTCGTCAGGCATCTTGGGAGCCCCGGGCATACTGGAGCCCTCGACACGAGGGCCTGCCTGGGCCTTGCCCATGGCTGAAGCCACGACACTGCCCAACCAGCCACCCGTGCTTTCTCCACCCATGCCGCCCAGCACGCCGCCAATCAGCCCACCCACTGCCGTGCCAATTACCGGTACCACCGACCCTATTACAGCGCCTGCGGCAGCGCCCGCCAGGGTGCCGCCCAGGCCACCGACAGCACTGCCATAACCTTCAAGCTTGCGTGCCGAACTGGCGTCGCTGTTGTAGGTTTCGACAAGCTCAAGCGTGGTACTTAGAAGAGCAACCCCGGGCAAACGCTTCATAAGCCCTTTGGCTGACGGTAGCCGAGCGGTTGCGTTAACCGGTACAGCACGCGCAGGCGAAGCGGCAGCGTCCTGGGTATGTACGGCCTGCTTCAGTGGCTGCGTTGCCACTGACGAGCCAGGGTTTTCAGGCTGCGTCGCGCTGTTGTTCGGCGCAGCCCTGTCGCCTTGCGTACCCCAGCCGAACAGCGTGCCTCCTGGCCCATCACCCACCGGCTCACGCTGGGGGGCGCCGCGCGTTCTGGCCGGTTTGCTTCTGCCCAACCTGAACAGAACGGTATCCTGTCCCCTATCGCCCACCGCAGCACCGACACCCCGCGCCTTGTCTTCATCAACGCCGCCGGCGATCGCCACGCTGCCGATGGTATCGAGCCTGCCGATATGCCCCTGCGCCTCCCCATGACGGGCCATCCCGGGGATTGAGGGCCAAGTGTTCGCTGGCGGCTGCTCTGCCTGTTTGTAAGCGCGCTGCCCTGCGGCCATCGCTATCAACGCGGTGGACGAACCGAAGACACCGATGGAACTGGATGCCGTCTGCTCTTCCAGCGCTATGCTTAGCGATCGCGCATCCATCTCAGATAACGCTTCGTTGCTATCCGGTTCGGCCTTGTCATCAACAGCGGCGTTGCCAAAATAACCTTCGCGCCTGCGCCCCTGCTTGCTGGCCTGCTTGCGTGTGCTCAGTGTTGGTGAAGCCGCGCCCAGCAGTGGGTCACCTGTTTTCGCGGCCTCGTCTGCAATCGGCGCCTCGCCACTATCCCCGGCAGCCTCGTTACGCGGGTGCCTCTGCTCAACCAGCGGGCGCGTTTGCCAACGTTGAGGATTGATCGGCGGGTCGCCCCCTTTCTGTAAGCAATCACAGACCACAGTGAGCCCTGCCGCGCCGAAACCAGCGACCACCATCGGCTCCATTCCAGCAGGTCCCCAAGGGATCGTTTGCTCCGGTTTGGCTGAGCCTGCCGCACTGGCTGCAGGTGCGCTGCTATCAGGGTCCGGGTTGGGTTTGCCCTGCCCCATAATCCATCTGAACAGTCTCCCCCCGGCCAGATCACCAACAGCTTCGCCAAGATAGCCGCCAAACTTGGCCCCTTGTTCTTTGGTCAGCTTCCCCCTGCTCAAGACGGATAGGACAGTACCCAGCAAACGCCCGCCCTGCTCGCCCAGGGCGGCACCCACGCCGCGCGCTTTCGTTTCACCGTCATCGTCGGTAATCAGCGCTTTGCCGATCTTTCCGGCAGCATCGATACGATGCTCCTGCCACTCCTGGGTGGTAGCCCTCTCCAGCCGTCGCTGGGTACGCGCCGGCTGCCGCTGCATGGCCTTTTTCCCACCGACAGAGATGGCAAGCGCTGTCAAACCGAGACCACCGGCCGCCAGCACGGCGCGTTGCCACGGCGCTGCGACGGCGGGGGCGTTAGCGGGTGGCCCGGCAGGGGGCGGCGCCGGGTCAGTTCCAGCGTCGACCTGCCTGTGTTGCTGCCAGACCGGGGCCTGGGGCTCAAGCGGTTTCAGCCGCGATAGGCCGGCGATAACCTGGTCCAGCAGCAGATAGTGCTGGCGCAGGCGTTCCACCGCATCGATTTCGTCATTGAGCCGAGTAGTCTGCTCCCCATGCTGCTGCGCCTGGTCCAACGCCAGCTGCCGTTCAATCTGGCGCACCGCGCCGAGCGCAAGCCCCAGGCGGATCACTTCGCCGATGAGCCTGTCAAAGCGGATAACATCGGCCTGCGTGCGCAGCTGCGCGATATCGCGGCGCAGCAGGTCGATGGCGCTCCCCAACGGTTGGATGACAGTGACGCCGAGCTCGAGGATGAACAGCTGTGTGTTCGCCATACGTTCCTCCTTGTCACGGTGCGAGCCACCAGACCATGTCGCTGTACGACATGGTCATGATTTCGCTCGCGGAAAAGTTCAGCTCCTTGGCCAGCCGCCGGGCGGCGGCCTTCTGCCGGGCCGGGTCAAAGTTCGTCGTCCTGCACCAGGCGAAAGTATCCCGTCTGCAGGCGGCTGTAGTCCTTCACAGCGAGGCCTTCGAGATCTTTTATGCCGACCTCGGCCAACGACGCGAACAGGTTCAGTTCGCGCTGCTCATCATCTGCGGCACCGCCGGCATGGGCATTGCGGATATCGCGTACAGTCGGCGCGCGCAACGCCAGGCTGTCGACCTGCACACCGTTGGCCTCGCTGGCGCGGGACAAACGGACGGTGACGCGGTCGGCGCTCAGGGTCAGCCACTGTGGAAGCTTTTTCGCTTGAGACATGCTCGTTCTCCTTACAGGCCAAGTGCGGCGCGCTGGGCGGCCAGTTGGTCGACCCCATCAACCACGCGCTTCATGCCCAGCGCATCGATCTCGTAGACCAGGCGCCCATCGACTTCGAGCTTGTAGTAAGTGAGGCCGACGCTGTGTTTGATCTCGGCCTTGTCGCCGGATTTCCAGTCACCCATGTCGATTTCCTTCAGCGAGCCACGCAGGGTGACCACCACAGGGTTGATCCTGCCCTTGAGGCCCTTGAAGGCACCGCGGAAGGTGCCGTTGAAGCCGCTGCCATCGGCCAGGCCGAAGAACTTCAGTGCCTCACGACGCACACCGGTAGTGGTGAAGGCGGCTTCCTGTTTTTCCATGCCCAGGTCCATCTCCACCGGCATGTCCATGCCGCCCGGGCGGTGCTCCTCCATCTTCAAGGTGAGCTTGGGCAGGGTCAGGCTGGGTACATCGCCCGGGAAGCTGACGCCGTCGACGAACAGGTTCAGGTTGGCCAGGGTTTCGGGAATCATTGCCATGTTAATGCGCTCCTTAAGCGGCGGAATCGAGGACTTCGGTCAGCCACTGATTGGTGACTTCAACGCGGAAATTGGGGTTTTCGGCAGGCGGCACATCAGTGAAGCGGATGTTCCAGTACACCTTGCCTTGCTCCAGCTGGCTGGCGGTGTTCAGTTCCGGGTCGGCATAGACCTCGAAATTGATGATCGCGCCCTGGTTCTTGAGGTCACGCATGAAGGCCTGCAGGCCCTCGGTGACATCCTTGACGTAGGTCGCGGTGATCGAACGATCGACCGCCCATTTGTGCCCGTAGAGGATTGCGTCCATGACGATGTCCAGGGTCCGCACGCGGGTGACGAAGGCCCATTTCGGGTCGCTGGACAACGTGCGGTTGCCCCACAGGCGGAAACCATCGTCGCGGATGATGGTCGCGATGTTGGCGTTGTTCAGCAGGTTGGCGCGGCAGCCGTCGTCGCCATCGAGGAACTCGACTGGGCGAGTCGTACCGGTAATGCCGACGAACGACTTGTTCGACGGCGAGGCCCAGAAACCGTACTCGCTGTCGGTCCAGGCAAACAGGCCGGCGACCCAGGCCGAGCCGGGCGCGTCGACGGTGGCTTGCTCACCGTTGTCCCAGTACTGCACACCTGGGTCGACCAGGAAGGCGCGTTTGGCGCCGAAGCCGGCGGCGTAGGCAATGGCCGCCTCGTCGGTGGTGTTGGGGCCATCGAGGATGGCGATACCGCGCAGCTTGTCCGCCAAGGCTACCAGTGCAGTGCCAACAGCCTCGGTCGCGCTGTGCTTGGGAGCGACCAGCAGACGGGGTTGGGCGTTGAAACGGCTTTTGCCATCGAGCAACGCCTGCAGCCCGGTACGCTTGCCGTCAGCCAGCACGCCACCGATGATGGCCGAGGTTTGCTCGGCCGCGTCGGTCAGCTTGGCCACACCGCAGGCGACGATTACCGCCTTGGTCCGGGTGAAGACGGCCTGACACGCCTTGGTGATGGCCGAGTCGGCACCGAAGGCGGCCACCGCCTCGCGCTCGCTGGTGATCAGCACCAGGTCATTGGCTTTGGCGGTTGCGCCAGCGCCGGGGGTGAAAGTGTCGACCAAGCCGATGATCGAGGACGATGGCAGGGCAATGCTACGCGCGCCAGTGTCTACGCTCGTTACGGTAACGCCGTGGAAAAAACCACTCATAAATTCATTCTCCAGAAATGAGACGGCCCCGCATGCGGGGCCTTGTGGTACAGCAGAAAAGAAAACGCCCCGTCGGTGCGGGGCGTCTATGCGGTTTGCGAGGCCAGCCAGGCGGCCAAGGCTTCATCGTTGGGGCTGCTCGGCCAGTCGTCATCGGCAGGCGCGCTGGTGGTGATATCCAGGCGGCTCAGCTCCACGCGGTAGACCTTCCAGGCCTTGAGGGCGGCCGTTTCCGCGTCGGTAGCCATTTCCAGCTCGACCGCATCCTGCAGCGTGCTTATGCGCGCAGTGGCATACTGGGTGGCCATGGCTTGCTTGCGGTACGCCGCTTGGCGCGCCACCTCAGCCAGGGCGGCCTCATCTGGCACCCATTCGTCATCCTCCCAGGTGTCGAACTCCGTCGACGGCGCTTGCAGGGTATAGCCCTCGGGCAGATCGCCCAGTGCCTGCCACTGGCGGGGCTCGCCGGGTTCGATGCTGTAGATCGTGGCGCCACGATGGTCGGGGACCCGCTCCCCGCCGGTACCGGCGCGGTTGATCAGGGCAGCGAAGCCGACTTCCACTTCGGGCGGCTCGATCCGGTAGCTGTACGCTGGGAACAACCATACACCGGGTTCAAGCGGGCTAGGGTCTGCCTGAGAGACGCCCTGAAACTCGCCAGTACCCCGATGTACATTGCATAACTTCGGCGGCTCTACGCCCTGCTGCTGCCACCAAGGCAGTGCTAGTGCTGGCTCCAGCGGTGCAGAGGGTTCGATCAGCTCAAGAACACTTGTCATGGTTACCTCAATATTTGATGCAGGCCAGGTAGGCCCGGTTGCCGGGTCGAGCGTCTAATCCGCCGTTATTGCTGACAGAAGCGGTGTGGGTATGGTTAGGCGCCGTAGTGGTGTCATGCGACTGGATGCCATCACCGACATAATCACCCAGTACCGCGTTGCCGCCCGTTTCGACCATGCCAGCCGAGATGCGCTCTCGCGGAAAAGTCGTGGTGTGGTAGTGAGAACCGGCAGCACCAATCGTCACGTTGTGATTGTGCAGAAGATTCTGGCTGACCTGCGTCGAGAAGAGTGCACGTCCGGTGTCGTACACGTTGGCACCATCCGTCCACGCCCGGTCAAACAGCTCGCGGTCATCGGGCAGATTGAAGGTGGTCGAGCCGTCGCCGGCACCAAATTGGGTGCCGATAGCTGCGAACAACACGGCGTAGGTCGTGCGCGAGACTGCAGCACCGTTCCGCTTCAACCACCCAGGTGGGGGGGCGCTTAAAGCGAAGTGTGCGATCTGGCCAGGCGGCGCTGCGGCCGCCACGGCGGCATTCATCGCGTCGACGGTGGGCGTTTCGGCCAACTTGCCCCGAGTGGATACAAACCAGCTGGTACTGGTATTGCTCACCAACTCGACGTACTCACCGCTCTGCAGCACCAACGTGCCCAACGTGACGCCAGCCACAATATTGCCGCTGGCGGCTGTGATTGAAAGCGTGCCACCACTGGGGTTGCGGAACGCGTAAGCCGTGCCCCCTGGTGCGTCTGCCGCTGCTGGTAATGTCACGGTCAGGTTATTGGCGTTAGCTTGATACAACCGTCCCGACTGGGCCGCGCTCAGGGTCATATTGGAACTGAAACCCAATACAGGCCCCGAGAAATTGCGCTTGGACAATTCGACAAACTCGGTCGTGGCCAAAGACTTCGATGCGTCGTTGACCTTCTGCGTCGGCGCCGTTGGCGAACCGGTAAAACTTGGGCTGTTGATCGAGGCCAACCCATCGACAGCCCGCTGTACAAACGCCGTAGTTGAGATTTCTTGCCACGGGAACCAACTGGAATCATGCCGCACTCGGAAAAACATGCGCCCTCGGTTTCCAGCTGCCGGGAAAACCTGTGTTGCAATCTGCGTTACCCGAGCAGCGCCGGGCGAGCCAGTGGTGATGAGGTTAAACGCCACTGCCGTCGTGTCCGGCACGCCCATCAGTGGCCAGTTTAACGCGGCCGAGCTTGCCTCGGTCCCTTCGGCTCTCACGAATGAATTTAACGGCACCTCATTGAAATTCAACCCATTGCCATTCAGCGCCTGTTTGCCAATACCAAATGCAGCCAGGCCATCCGAAACGACCTGGCTAATCTCACTCAACGTGCCGCGCTTGTTGATGAAGTAGTTCGAGGTGGAAGCCTGCAGCTCAATCCACTCGCCTGGCTGGATCGGTGCGGTGGATACCGTGTTGTTTCTTTCGAAGATTTTCCCGCTGGTCGTTGCAACGGTGACCACGCCAGAACTCACGTTGCGAATGACGAACGTACCACCTGAACCTGCCTCGCTTGAGGAAGGTAGCGTGATGGTAACGGCCGCCGTGGCGTTGAACGCATATCCTGTCTGCGAGGCGGTCAATGTGATATCCGCGCCTATCCCAACAACGTTTCCGCTGTAACTGCGCTTGAAGGCATTCACCGCCCGCAGCAGAGCGGCCATGGTAGCCAGTTGGTCGGTGTTGGTCCCCACGGCAGCAGTCGGGGCCATCGGCGTCCCTGTGAATGCCGGCGAGTCAAGACGCGCCACTTGCTGCCAATCAGACCATACACCTGACGCCTGAGTACGCCAGAAAAGCTTCGAGTTGATAACAGTGACACTGCAACTTCCGGCCAGCTGGAAGGCCCCACCGGTATTGTATTGGACATTCAGCAGCACAGCAGGCGCATTGGGAAATGGCGTGTTCTTAGCGCTGCCTTCTGCTCGATACAGGCCCGATTCCGTTACGCCATCGAAATCGAGAATCTTGGGGCCGGTGGTCGCTCCTAGACCAAAGGTTTGGAGCGCCGCCATGACTGCCGCCATGTTCGCAATCTGCGCGGAAGTAGAGCCAACGGGTGCAGTCGGTACAGTCGGGTTGCCGGTGAAGCTTGGCGAGTCAATCTCGGCAACTTCTTTGAGCTTGCCGCGCCCAACGACAAACCAGACCGTGCCGGATGACGCCAACTCGACCCATTCCAACGGTTTCAGGGCCATCGATCCGACCGTACTGCCGGCGTCGACAATCGAGCCCGACGCGGCCACCACGATGGTCTGCGTCGCAGTGGTCGACGGGTTTCGTAGCATTACCGAAGCGCCATTGCCCACGTCTGCCAGCGCCGGCAGAGCCAAAGTCACAGGGCCACTATTGAACTGCACAGCATTGCCCATCTGCGCAGCGGTCAGCGTCAGATTGCCACTGACGCCGATAACCGCAGCCTTGAACTGGCGCGCAGACGCCGCTACTGCGGTGGCCAGGGCGGCCATGTTGGCTGCCTGCAGGCCCTTGCTGCTTGCCGCCGGCGTGGGTACCTCTGGCGCGCCGGTGAACTTCGGAGAAGCCAGCGGCGCCTTTTTCGCCAGTTCGTTGACCATGGTGGTGGCGAAGCTTGGATCGTTGCCAATGGCATCGGCCAGCTCTTTCAGTGTGTCCAGGGCACCCGGCGCCGAATCGACCAGCCCGTTCACCGCCAGGGTTACAGCGTCGCCGATGGCCTTGGAGATTTCCGTGCGGTTGTAGGTTTCCGACTTGGTATAAACGTCTGTCAACCCGTAGCCCGCGACCGTGGTCGGGTTGGTGGCCGCGACCACACGGCCGTACTTGTCCACCTGCACGCTGCGATAGGTACCGGCCAGTACACCACTGCGGCCAAAGGCCATTTCAAACGACAGCGCCGTTACGCCCAGGCTGATAGGCGCGTCGGTCACCAGCTGCCAGGCGCTATCACTATTGACCGTGCCCCTCTCCACCAGGACGAGCAAGCCAGGCGTCACCTTGGCATTGCTGTCCGCGTCGACGGAGCGCGTCCAGGCACCGCCGGCCACCACGGTATAAATACCGTTATCCTTGGCAGCGGCCTGGTTCTTCACCAACACCCGCGCACCGGCAGTCAGCGCTACGCCATCAATGGTCTGCAGGCCGCTCAAATTGATGCCAGCCGTGGTGGCCACCAACACCGAATGCTTGAAGTCCTGCCGCGCCAGTTCTTCGGTCACCCATTCACGAGTGGCCAGTACCACACTGGGGTCGATCTTGAGCTGCACGTTAGCGGCGCTGCTGACCACCAGGCTCATGCGTACGATCTGGGTACGGCCAGAGCCTTGTGACAGTAACGGCTTGTAGGTCGGCGCACAGTTGGCCACTGCCACCAAGTCGCCATCGGCGTCGTACAGGCCGATTTCGCGAATCCACTTACCGCCGACGTCGGCCGGGATCACCTGCTCAGCCACGATGATGGAGGGGTCTTTGTCATCGACCTTCAACTGGTTGAGTGGTGCCCGGCGCCACTCGTTGATAAGGCGGGTTTGTGTTGCGCTCGGCGTCGGATCGGTGCCGTTGGCATCGCCCACCGCCAGCTGCGTGATTTTCCAAGCGATGCCCAGGGCATCTGCGTTGGCCTGCTTTGCGGCGCCCACGTTCGTGAGAATCGCGTAAAACTGCGAATTCTGGTCAACCATGTGAAATTTCCAGTGTGTCGATTGTGGTTTCGCGGCCACCACGGCGCATCACGCCGGTGACCTCAATGTCGCGCTGCCTAGGCGGGTACACGTCCAGAGTGTCGCCCTCGCTCAGGCTCGCACCGAGGTAGTACCGGCCAGTGGCTTCCAGGCTGATTTCCAGGCCGACCATGTGCCGGCTGACTGGCCGGGCGTCATCGAGCAGCGCCGACAGCTCGCGGTAGGTTTCTTCGCTGATGCCCGAATTGGAGACACCGACCTTGAGCGCGAAAGTGCCAGGCACGCCCTGCGGCTGCAGGTTGAACCACTCCACCACCTCAATGAGGTAACCGAACGGCTCGACCACTCGGCGTAGCGCGCCAACGGTGCCCTTGTGCTTGTGGATGTAGAACGCCGAGCGGATCACCGAACGCTTTGTCGCCTCGGTCCACTCATCGTCCCAGCGATCCACCGACCAAGCCCAGGCCAGCTGATACAGCAGATGCGCCGGGCAGGTGTCGGGGTTGTACAGGGTTCGCAGCGTGACGGCGGTTGCCTCAGCGTCGGCGCCCTCCACGGCCCGCTCCAGCGGCGTGGCGTTTATCGGCAGTAGGCTGGCCATGTCAGGCCCCCCGCACGACGGTGAAACCCTCACACCAGGCCGCCTGTGCCTTGCTCGGCTTAATGTCGACCCAGCCAGGTATCTCCACGCGCGTGACCCCATCGATATGCAACTGGGCATCAATGGCCGACCGGGCCACCTCCACGCCCAGTCGCCGGCGGGGGTTCTTCCAGGCCTCCAGGCGCGCCCGGCACTCAGCCAGGATGGCCTCGTTCTCCGGACCATTGCCCGCCATGAAGACCTTGGCGTCGACCCGATAGGGCAGAATCTGCGCACTTTGCACCGTCAGGCGATCGGCAACGGGCCGCACGTCGTCGTCATCCAAATAAGCCGAAACAGTGCCCAGCAGCTCGGCCGAGGCCGTGCCGTTGCCCTCCTGCGAAAGCACCGTCACCACCACCACGGCCGGTGACGGGCTTTCGGCGGTGGCGTCAGCCACCTGCCCCGAGGCATTGCGGGCATGCAGGATGTAACTGTTACGCGGGCCGGCCGTGGTGAGGCCTTCGTAGACCAACTGCACCCTCTCGCGCAGGGCGTCGTCGGATTCGAGCAGTGCGGCGATCGGCGGTACACGGGTGAGGTCCTGGGCCTGGATCACCAAGCGCCGCAGGCTGACATTGGCCGCCAGGTGTTCAAGATCGGTGCCTCTTGCGTAGGCGAGCAGCAGTGATTTGGCCGCATCGTTGATCCGTGCCCGATTGAGCAACTTGCGGTAGGCACCGACCTCCAGCAGTTTGATGACCGGGTCGCTTTCCAGGGTGGCGGACCAGCCCTCACCCATATGTTCGCGAAAGGTGTCCAGGTCAGCCTGGTAAAGGCTTTCATAATCAAGGGACTCAAGCAGCTGGGGGGCGGGCAGTTTCGACAGGTCGACCTGGCTCATACGCTCACCTCCACCAGCGCGTCATCGCCCAGGTAACGGCCCTGCAACGCCAGACGAACCTGGCCGTCGAGCACTGCCACGACCTTGACCCGCTCCAACTTCAACCGTGGCTCCCAGCGGCCCAGCGCCCGGGCCACCTCCGCCTGCACGGCGCTCTTCCAACCTTCATTGACCGGCAGGTCGACAAAGCGGCGCAACTGGCTGCCGTATTCCGGGCGCATGCGTCGGCTACCCAATGGAGTGGCAAGGATATCTTCGATGGACTGGCGCAAGTGGGCGACCCCGGCCAGTGGCTGGCCGGTGCGGCGGTCCATGCCGATCATGGCGCACCTCCTGCTCTGGCGGTGCCCGGTGGGTGGGTATGCATGGCATCCTCCTGAAATGAAAAAGCCCGCAGTGGCGGGCCTGGTTCAATGCTTGTGGTTGGCGGTATTGCCGGCGGTGTCGATGATTCGGCCGCCGCCATTGATGTCGCCGCGTACCGTCAGCGGGCCATCGATGACGACGTTGCCCGTGAGATTGATAGCGCCCGCCTGCAGGCTGATCGCGCCATCGTTGACCTGCACAGCGCTGGCCCCGACCTTGATGCTGACATTTCCACTGGGCAGCTGGATGTCGTAACGCCGTGCCTGCCAGTCGTAGGTCAGCGAGCCCCCGTCGTCGAACTGCCAGACTTCGGCATGCTCGCGCAGGTCCGGTGGATTGCCGGCATTGCCATAGAGGCCGGGTATGAACGTACCTTGGGCCGGCTCGCCACTCGGGCTGAGCAAGACACCCTGCTCTCCCAGGCTGGGTGCCCGCCAGTGGCGGGCCTTGCCAGCGGCCCGCGCATGCCAGCGCAGCCAGGCGCTGGTCCAGCCACTGCCGTCGGAAACCCGCACCCGGGCGGCGGCAAGGTCTACAGCCACCACCCGGCAGGGGATGAGCAGACAGGCCAGCATGCGGTCATGCATTGCACTGACGTAACTCATGACAGCTCTTCCGGGGTAATGTAGTGGCCTTCGTTACCCAGCCCCACATCAGGTGCAAACCCCAGCATCAGGCTGCCTGGTGGCTGGTCCGGCCAGTCCCAGCGCGGCTCACCGAGCAGCACCGGTTGGTCCCAGCGCACCGTCCAGGCACTGCCTTCGAACTGCGCCTGTACATTGCGGCTGGCTTCGACAAACTCCAGCGCCCAATGCTGCTGGCGCAGCAGGTCCATCAGTTGCGCGGCCAGCAGGCTACCCTGCAGGCGAGCCTCGGGGTTGGCGCTGTCGGCGATGATGTCTGCCTCGAACGTAGCGATCAGCACCGAGCGGCCGTCACGCGGTGCAGTATCGGCCGTCATGCGCACGATGCCATGGCGCAATGTCGGCCGTTCAGGAGCACTTGCGACAGTTGCATATGCATCAACTGACGCCAGCTCCGGCATAGCCTCACGAATGATTGCGGTCACTGCCGCATGTAAAGTGGCCAGTTCGCTCATGCCTGTTCTCCTTATCGCTCGTCGATAGACGCGTTGTCGCGCAACCCCAACCGCCGGATGGCCCAGCGTTCGTAAAGGCGCATGGCGACATCCGCCCCGCCCACCGCGGTAAGGCAGCCAAACGCACTGGCCGCCCAGATCGACAGCCCACCGGCATACAGCAGCATCACGGTGGAAACGCCGCAGACCATGCAGGCCCCGGAGCGCAGCGCCAGCCGTCGCAGCAGCGACCAGCCCGTGGCACCGGCCTTGTCGGCTCGCCACATTTCGCCGCTGAGGCCGCCCAGCAATGCCAGGACGATTACCAGCCAGAGCGGCATTTCCAGCAACGCTTGTTGCTCGTTCGTCACTGTCCTGTCTCCTGTGTAATGCCTGCCGGCGCTAGCCAGCAGGTCGGTTGTGGGTTAACTCGGTATTCCAAAAAGCCCGGTTCCCAGGCTTTTCAGTAATACGTTGTCGAACCGCCGGCCACGACTGGTGACGCCGTGCGGTTGCGCTGCAAATTAGTGACTCCGACCGCGGCCACCTGCCCGCCGGATAACTGATCGTGGTGCTTTACGCTGCACACCCGGGCCAGTTGCCAACCCTCTGAACAGTTGAGGCCTGTTCATCGCTGCCTGTGTCACAACCGGTTTACGTCCGGCTTGAGACACAGGCTATGCATTCATGCATATGCAGTCAATGCATTTCTTCACATTTCTATGCGAAGGATTTTGCTGAAATGCATGAAAGCCTTGCCCGCTCTGGGTTGTAGGAGTTTTCTCTAGGCGAAAAAAAACCCGCCGAAGCGGGTTTCTTGAGAAGAAGGAGTGGTCAGCGAGCGTACATGCCCCACCAGAACACATGCCCCAGCAGGCTGATCTGCTCTTCTTGCATCTGCTGGAAGCTGTAGTCCTCATCAGGGTGCTCGTCACGGTTGAAGCTGCGCAAGCGTATGCCGATGGGCAGGCGGTAAACCTGTTTCACCCGCAACTGGCCATTGTGGTTAATGGCATACAGGTCGCCGTCGATGATGTCACCGATCGAGCATTTGCCAGTATTGACACCCACCGTGGCGCCATCGCGCAGTACCGGCAGCATGCTATTGCCGCGTACGGTCACGCATTTGGCCTGGTCGAACTGCACACCGTTATGGCGCAGGCTGCGCTTGCCAAAACGCAAGCGCGCCCGCTCGCTTTCCTCGATGACGAATCTTCCTGATCCTGCTGCCAATTCGACCTCGCGAAGAAAGGGTACGGACACCTCGTCGTCCTCGACGGGCGTTTCATCGTCCCACAGGCTGATGTCGCTGAGGTCCGCATGGCCATGGGCGGGTTGCGCCGCTTCACGTGATTCGCCAAGTGCTGCACGGCCGCGTAACTGCTCGGTGCTTACCCCAAAGTAGTCGGCGATCTTCGACACGTGTTTGTCCGAAGGATCGACGATCTTCCCGCTGAGGATGCGCGACAGGGTGGACTGAGGTACGCCCGTGCGCCGGTGCAGCTCTGTCGGGGACAGGCCGTGGCGGTCGAGCAGTTCTCTGAGTACTGAAGCTACATTGCGTTTTTGCATAACGTGCATAATGCAATTGGCCGACAGGAAATGCAATACAGCCGTCTTTATAAGCGTGCGTGCGTCCTCCGGCTGGCGCAAGCGATTGCATTGAACGCCCTTGCTGCCCTGCAACGCGGCGAAAAAGCCTGTACCATTGCGGGTTTCATAATCGCCAACCAGATCACCCGCTGTAAGGCCCTGAATGTCTGATCTTTCCGCACACACCCCGATGATGCAGCAGTACTGGAAGCTGAAGAATCAGCATCCGGACCAGCTGATGTTCTACCGCATGGGCGACTTCTACGAAATCTTCTACGAAGATGCGAAAAAGGCCGCGAAACTGCTGGATATCACCCTGACCGCGCGCGGTCAGTCGGCCGGCCAGTCGATCCCCATGTGCGGGATTCCGTTCCATTCGCTGGAAGGCTATCTGGCCAAACTGGTCAAGTTGGGCGAGTCCGTGGTGATCTGCGAACAGATTGGCGACCCGGCTACCAGTAAAGGTCCGGTGGAGCGCCAGGTGGTGCGGATCATCACCCCCGGCACCGTCAGTGACGAAGCGCTGCTCGACGAGCGCCGTGACAACCTGATTGCAGCGCTGTTGGGCGATGAACGCCTGTTCGGTCTGGCAGTGTTGGACATCACCAGCGGCAACTTCAGCGTTCAGGAAATCAAAGGCTGGGAGAACCTGCTGGCCGAGCTCGAACGCCTCAATCCAGTTGAGCTCCTGATCCCGGACGACTGGCCCCGTGACCTGCCCGCCGAAAAACGCCCGGGCGCCCGCCGACGTGCCCCGTGGGATTTCGACCGTGACTCGGCGCGCAAGGCGCTGTGCCAGCAGTTTGCAACCAAGGACCTCAAGGGCTTCGGTTGCGACAAGCTGACCCTGGCCATCGGTGCCGCCGGTTGCCTGCTGACCTACGCCAAGGAAACCCAGCGCACCGCTCTGCCCCACCTGCGCAGCCTACGCCACGAGCGCCTTGACGACACCGTGATCCTCGACGGTGCGAGCCGCCGCAATCTGGAGCTGGACATCAACCTGGCGGGAGGGCGCGACAACACCCTGCAGTCGGTGGTCGACCGCTGCCAGACCGCCATGGCCAGCCGCTTGCTGACCCGCTGGCTGAACCGCCCGCTGCGCGACCTGAAAACACTACAGGCACGGCAGGACTCGATCCGCTGCCTGCTCGATAGCTACCGCTTCGAGAAACTGCAGCCGCAGCTCAAGGAAATCGGCGATATCGAACGCATCCTGGCGCGTATCGGCCTGCGCAATGCCCGACCGCGTGATCTGGCGCGCCTGCGAGATGCCCTGGGTGCCTTGCCTGAGCTGCAAAATGCCATGGCCGAACTGGAGGCACCGCACCTGGCACGCCTGGCCGCGATCACCGGCACCTACCCAGAGCTTGCCAGCCTGCTGGAACGCGCCATCATCGACAACCCGCCAGCGGTGATCCGCGACGGCGGCGTACTCAAGGCCGGCTACGACAGCGAACTGGACGAACTGCTGGCGATCAGCGAGAACGCCGGCCAGTTCCTCATTGATTTGGAAGCCCGCGAAAAAGCCCGCACCGGCCTTGCCAACCTGAAGGTCGGCTACAACCGTGTGCACGGCTACTTTATCGAGTTGCCCACCAAACAGGCCAAGCAGGCCCCGGGCGACTACATTCGCCGGCAAACCCTAAAAGGTGCCGAGCGCTTCATCACGCCAGAACTCAAGGCGTTCGAGGACAAGGCGCTATCGGCCAAAAGCCGTGCCCTGGCCCGCGAGAAGATGCTCTACGACGCACTGCTCGAAACCCTGATCAGCCACCTCGCGCCGCTGCAGGACAGTGCCGCTGCGCTGGCCGAGCTGGATGTGCTGAGCAACCTTGCCGAACGTGCGCTGACACTCGACCTGAACTGCCCACGCTTCGTCGACGAACCCTGCCTGCGTATCGACCAGGGCCGTCACCCAGTAGTCGAGCAGGTCTTGACCACACCGTTCGTGGCCAACGACCTGAGCCTGGACAACAGCACACGCATGCTGATCATCACCGGCCCGAACATGGGCGGTAAGTCCACTTACATGCGTCAGACCGCACTGATTGTGCTGCTGGCACACATCGGCAGTTTCGTCCCGGCAGCCAGTTGCGAGCTGTCGCTGGTCGACCGCATCTTCACCCGCATCGGTTCGAGCGACGACCTGGCAGGCGGTCGCTCGACCTTCATGGTCGAAATGAGCGAAACCGCCAATATCCTGCACAATGCCACCGATCGCAGCCTGGTGCTGATGGATGAGGTAGGCCGCGGCACCAGCACCTTCGACGGCCTGTCGTTGGCTTGGGCGGCTGCCGAGCGCCTGGCACAGTTGCGCGCCTATACGCTGTTCGCCACCCATTACTTCGAGCTGACCGTACTTCCGGAAAGCGAACCGCTCGTGGCCAACGTGCACCTTAACGCCACCGAGCACAACGAGCGTATCGTGTTCCTGCACCACGTGTTGCCGGGCCCTGCCAGCCAGAGCTATGGCTTGGCGGTGGCGCAGCTGGCGGGTGTACCATCCCCGGTCATACAGCGTGCCCGCGAGCACCTGGGTCGTCTGGAAACCAGCAGCCTGCCGCATGAGTTGCCGGCGGCCAAGAAGACCAAGGGTGAGCCGCAGGCGCCGCACCAGAGCGACCTGTTTGCCAGCCTGCCCCACCCGGCCATCGAGAAGCTGGGTAAGCTGGAGCTGGACGACATGACCCCGCGTCAAGCTATCGAAATGCTATATCAACTAAAGAACCTGTTATAA